AGCCAACGATGTAGATTTTTGTCCCAAGAGTGGATCTCATAGTCGTAAAGATATGAGTTCCAACCTAAGACGGAAGAGTTTTTCGAAACGTAGGGAACGGTTGCTAATCGTTCGACTACGCTACGCACATAAGTCGCAGCATGCCAGTAGCCAGCAAAGTAGAGCTGGTTAGCTAGCGACACTGCACTTATGAGCTCTTCAGCGTCATGTCGTGAAGTAGGAAGCATTCGACGACAGTAAACCGGTGTTACCGGCACTCCGTTGAACGCGTCCAACCCGCAAGACTCTCTAAACTTCCCAGTTTGGAAAGTCTTTTGGGTGTTTACTCGAAGGTTGAACCATTCAAGTTCACTCTTCACGATTGGCACATATTCTACAGGGACGATGATATCGTCACCGTAGACACGCACACCCTCTAGCGCTCTTAAAAGGCCTTTGAGGGTTAGTGGGAACCGTTCAGCTCTGTGGATTGCCGAAGCGACGATGGTATAAAACACCATCGCTTCAATTGGGAAACACAAAGCTGACCCCATAGACGCGAACCTGTGCAACGGAATTATTCCATGCCCAGGTACCTCAGCTCTTAGGGATCTACAAGAGAAAACAAAAGAACGGAAGTCCTTTTGATTCTCAAGCATCTCCCATACGAGTTGAGCTGAAACGCGGTCTGAAGCATCCTTAAGGTCAATGGTCGCATGTGCGCCATCCCTCGAGGACTTCAGTGCCATAGATTGGTTTACGGTTTGATCCGTAAAGTTAAGCCTTCCTTTCGTTAGGCTATAACACTCCAATCTATCTACCAGGATTTCCATTATAGCCTGCTGCGTGTATTGCATGCATGCAGGTTCTATGGCAATAATCCTGGGGCTTTTCAGCGTTTTAGGAACAGTGATAACCCTAACGGGCATCTCTTGTTCCGGGGGGACAAACTGGATCTCGTTGAGCTCTTCTATGTAACCGGAATTCGGTACAAGAAAGGCATCAGCCGGGAACCAGTGATCCAGCCGAGAGTGCCACTTTTGTTGAGCGAACTTTCTATTAGCAGAAAGTCTCTCAGCAGTGGCCCCCGGACCGTGTCGTGGGACAACTCTGTTAGCATCGAGTCTAAAAG